ATCGCCGTGCAGCATGGATTAAAGCTGAACTGGGCCAAGCGTGAACTGCTGGACCGGCTGAACACGCGGATCTGCCCCAGCTGGTGCCCTAAGTGGCAGAGAGGAGACAAAAATGGCACCTTGGGTTAAGACCGGAACGACCATAAAAGCGAATGGAGAGAAAACGATCAGGTACGAATCCTTCCGGAATCTGAACGCGATCGAAAGCCGGAGGGAGGCAATCCCTCACGCGAACAGAAGCGGCGTCTGGTTCCGCACTACGTATTTTCTGATCCGTCCGGACGGGACTGAAAAGGAATACTTCACATTGAAAGAGGCCAAAGAAGCGGCCGAGGAGGAGGAGAAAAAATGATTTTGTACGAGATTGACAGCGCGATCCTGGCATGTACGGATCAGGAAACGGGCGAGATTGTGGATCCTGAGGCGCTGACCGCCCTGCAGATGGAGCGGGAGAAGAAGTTGGAAAACGTGGCGCTCTGGGTGAAGGACCTGAAAGCCGAGGCGGAGGCCATCGGAAACGAGATCAAGGCCCTGACGGCCCGGAAGAAAGCTGCGGAGAATAAGGCCGAACGGCTGAAAGCCTGGTTGGGTGAAGCGCTGGAGGGCGAGATCTTCAAGAGCGCCAAGGTTCGCGTCAGTTACACCCATAACACCAGGCTGAACGTGACCGATGAGCAGAGCGTGGTGAATTATATTGAATCGCATTACACGGAGCCGGAGGAGCTGCTTCGCTACCAGCTGCCGGAGATCCGGAAGGACGCCGTCAAGGCCGCGATCAAAGAAGGCGCTGAGATCCCCGGAGCCTATCTGGAAGCTACTGAGAGTGTGGTGATTAAGTAATGGGAATCCCTGTCATGATCCTGGGAGAAAGCGGCAGCGGGAAGACCTACAGCATCAAGAACCTCAATCCTGATGAGGTGGGGATCTTCCTGGTGGAAAAGCCCCGGCTCCCCTTCCGGAAGCCGTTCAAGGTTGCCAAGAACGCCGGCTATTCCGTCATTCTGAAAACGCTTGCAGCTCCAAACCTAAAGACCTATGTAATCGACGACAGCCAGTATCTGCTGGTTAACGAGTTTTTCGACCGGGCTAATGAGGTTGGGTATCAGAAGTTTACAGACCTCGCCCTGAACTTCCGGAACCTGATCCATTTTGTGGCCAGGAAAACGCCGGATGATGTGATTGTTTACTTCCTGCATCATACCGAGGCGGATGTTAACGGCCGGGTGAAGGCTAAAACCATCGGCCGGATGCTGGACGAAAAGCTGACCGTGGAGGGGCTGTTTGATATCGTGCTGCGGACAGAAGTCACGCCGGAGGGGCACTTCTTCCGCACCCAGACCAACGGAAACGATACCGTCAAAACACCGGAGGATATGTTCCCGGAACGGATTCCAAATGATCTCGCCCTGGTGGACAGGACGATCAGAGAATATTACTTCGGCACGGCCGAAACGAAAGAAATGGAGGAAGAATAACATGAAACCTATTGAAGGATTTAAGTCTGAAGCTCCCACAACTGCTTATCCCATGCTCCCTAAGGGCCTTTACAAGGCCGGGATCAAGGCCGTGAAGATTGACGGAGCTGAACCTGATCAGCGCCTGGTCATCCGGCTGGAGATCATCGAGGGCGAATATGCCGGATATTACACCAAGCGTTATCAGAATGACAGCGCGAACAGCTCCGGCCGGTATGACGTCCGCTACAAGGGCGACTTCTCCCTGCGGATCCCGAACCAGGCGAACCCGAAGAGCCAACATTTTGACTGGGATCTGCGGAGTTTCAACGGGAACATATGGGCGATTGAAGACAGCAACCCCGGATATCATTGGGACTGGAACGAACAGGGGCTTGTCGGAAAGATTGTCGGAATTAACGTCCGGCAGGGATCGTTCAACGGGATCCCCTACACCACCATCGGGCGGCTTGAAAGCACTCAGTTCATGGACGCCGGGAAATGCAAGGTCATGGCCGACATGAAGCCCCGCGTGAGCGGTACAACGGCAGAGACCACCGTGCCGGCCGGGATGATGGTCGTGGATGAGGAAGTACCCTTCTGATGGTGCTATATGAAGACACCCGGCAGCAGATTGGAAAGCATAGGAACGTTCATCTGTACTGCCAGCAGGCCGGAATCAAAATCATTCGCCAGGCGCTGAACGTTGGTGATTATCAGATCGCCGGGAAGGGCGATATCAGCGTTGACACAAAGATGGGCGTTCTGGAGCTTGCCGGGAATGTGTTTCAGGATCATGAGCGGTTCCGCGCTGAGTGCCTCCGGGCGCAGGAGTGCGGGATCCAACTGATCATCCTGGTTGAGGAATTATTGCCGGGGGGCCGCCTTGATCGTTGGCGGCCTCCCATTGGATGGAACGGTAGACCTGTGGCGCGGTTTGATCCGGCGATCCTCCGGAAGGCCATGATCACCATGCAGCAGGAATATGGCGTTAAGTTTCGGTTCTGCGACGGGCGAAGCACCGGAAAGCAGATCATTGAGTATTTGGAAGGGGCGAAAAAATGAGCGAGAAACCAAGTTCTCTATCCCCTGAGATCCGTGACATCTGGACAGACGTTTATAAGTTTCACGCAACCTTTGAAGGAATGGGCAATTCCGAGGAAGACTGGACGCGCTGCGCTTACACCATGGGCCAGATGGCGGCGCAACATAATAATCATCCTTTAGCATTCCGGCTCCTGATGGCCGTTTATGACTATCTGGACGATATGCGGAAGCCGTTGGCAAAAGCAGAAGCAGAGAGGAGGGCGTGTATTGATCAGGCCGTTTAACACCGACCAGGGCGATTATTATACTGCACTAAATAGCCCGAAATGGTTTGAGACCAGACAGGCCGTGCTGGATCGCGACGGCAACAAATGCCGTTTCTGTGGATGCACCGATAATCTGCAAGCGCATCATATCAGATACCAGAACGACCGCGGAGAGACCGATTATTTCGATAAGAAATATATTGTTACCCTCTGCCGGAAGTGCCATCAGATTGTATCTGATGCGGTGAATGAGGCGAAGCAGACGAAGATTGAGGTTCCGGCTTTCATGGTGAAGCCTGGGATATCCGCCGCTGTCCAGATCGAAAACAAGATTAAGCATGCCGCCTATTGTGCAGAAGCTGATCTTGTGGCAGCTACTTGCTTTAAGATCTGGAAAAGAACGCTTGATAACGATTGTGGCATAGTGAATATGCGGAATCTTGGCGTTCTTAAACCTATTGGTGAGGTTGTCCGCGCCTCTATCGAATATCAGGCCGGAATGACCGCCATGGGCTATGGCGTCGCATTTTCAGAGCGGACAATCAATCTGATTACGCAGTACATCGCGGAAGGCTACAATCATTATCTGAGAGAAGGGCATACAGATTATGACGTGCAGCGTTTTTTTAAACTGACACCGAACCAGATGGTCAGAGTCAGAAGGCAGGCTGAACGGCTGCTAAAAAACGGAGCTGATGGCGGTGGCTGAGAAAAGCACTTATGTCAAACTGGATCGGAATCTGCGTTTCTGGCGGTGGTTCAAGAATCCAAAGACGGTTGTGGTATGGATCTGGCTGATCATGAGCGCCAACATTGAGGATCATGATTTCGAACGGGAAACCATTCACCGAGGCGAAATTGCCACCAGCCGGAGGACGATCAGTGCCGCCACCGGTTTGACAGAAAATGAGGTGAGAACAGCACTTGACCACCTAAAAAGCACCGGCGAAATCACCAGCAGAATAAGGCCAAAATATCAAGTAATTACAATACTTCGATACAATGACTATCAGGATGTTCCCACCGGCAAGCGCCCCGGCAAACCACCGGCAAAGCACCGGCAGGCCACCGGCAAACCACCACAATCAAAGAATGGTAAGAATGGTAAGAATGAAGAGAATGGAAAGAATTGTAGTCGTGCCGACACGACAACAACAATTCGCGTTCCGCCGTCTTTTGAGGATGTCTCGACATTCTGCCGGGAGAATGATCTAAGCACCAATATAGACGCTTTTATCAACTTCAATGCTTCCCGTGGTTGGATGAGGGGAAACAAGAAAGTCACAGACTGGCGTCCTCTGTTGGCTCAATGGATTGCCAAAGATAGCGAATACAATCATCCGCAAAACAATGACGATGGGCTGGACGATTTCGGCCGGCCCATCAGAAAGGAGATTTGATGTCTTACGCAATCAATGAGGATGAGATTCGAAAGACCATAGCCGTGTTTCATCCTGATGGCGGGATTTTTGAAGTCAGACTGGTTGACGGGAAGTGGAACGCCGCCGGAGTCTTCGACGATGCGGATCAGCTGATCAACGAGCTGAAGACGGCGAGGATCCGGCCGAACGCGAACGTTTATATGACGCTCAACCGGGTTCATGAGGCTTGTCTGTCACGGAAACACAATAATCATTTTGTGGAGTACATTTCCCCTACTGTCGGCGACAATGATATTACCTGGTATGATTGGCTGCTGATTGATGTGGATCCGAAGAGGCCCGCTGGCACCAGCTCCAGCAAGGAAGAGCTTCAAGGCTCCAGGGAGAAGGCCAAGCAGATCCTGGAATACCTGAAAAACCGAGGCTGGAATGATCCTGTTGTTTGCCACAG